ATTTTCAGGATGCCGGTAAGTACTTCCGGCTTCTTATCTATCCATCGGTTCGTCTTCTTGCACCGCATATGTTTTCCGCAGTAGGGCAGGTTTCGTATGGCTTTTGATTCACATCTGTCGATTGAGGATTTATTTTTACATGCAAGGCAGCTCATACTTTATTGTATTTACAATCCGATGATACGAAAATACAATACGATACGATTTTATTCGGTAAAAACGGATCAGGGGTAAATCAGGGAAACCCAATAGCACAACATACACCATGGCAGCCCCCGCAGTAGTCAACGTCTCTAAGATCTCCGCGTCCGATATCCAGTTCTCCGAGCCTCGCCCGAATAAGCAGGGTGGTAAGTCTATCTCGTTCAAGTACATCAACCAGAATGTTCAGTTCCGTTTCCCTCAGCTTGGGTTTCCTGGTGGTTGTCTCGTGAAGGAGAACGAGAACAAGGATGGGTCGACGACGACGTCTTACACGATGTCGGCTTCTCTCCACGGCTGCGACTCGTACGGTCGCGAGCCGGCGACGGGCACGGACGACGTGTCCAAGGCCTACAACTTCCTGCGCGAGTTTCAGGAGGCCGTCATTCAGGCGGCCGTAGAGAAGTCGGCATCATGGTTCGGCAAGAAGCGCGGGGAGGAGTCTATCCGCGACTCGTTCAACAAGTTCCTCAGCGTGTCGGTCGACAAGACCAATGATGGCTGGGTCCCTAACGGCAAGTACCCGCCGTCGCTCCGCTTCAAGCTGCCGGTCTACGATGGCCGCGTGTCGATGGAGGTGATTGGCGAGGACGGCGTCGACATTCCTCTCCAGCCCTCCTCCCTGCAGGAGGCGTTCCCGAAGGGCTGCTCGGCCAGGATGGTGGCTCAGGGCAGCATCTACGTCATCGGCCAGGGCTTCGGTCTGACGTGGAAGCCGACCTACGTACAGGTCAGCAAGCGTAAGCGTCAGACGGCTCGCGATATGTTCAAGGACGACATGGACGATGCCGAGGATGTCCCCGCCCCGGTCGTGGGCGGTGCCAAGGCCGCGTTCGCCGAGGAGGAGGCCGAGGAGGAGGTCGAGGAGGAGTCGGAGTCCGCTCCTACGCCTACGCCTACGGTTGCTGCTCCGGCCCCTGCTCCGGCTCCAGCTCCGGCTCCAGCACCGGCCGCGTCGGGTCGTCGCAAGGTCGGCAGTGCGAAGGCCTGAGTATCCGACGGAGGAGCGTAGAGTACGCCATCATCATCCACAAATAATGTAAAGAAGACGTCGAATCGCGGCGTCCTTTTTTCATGTGTACACCCAGGAAGCCTGTCGTTCGTGTTGCATACGATGCACAGAGTTTCGGGCTGAGTGTACTTGACAAGATCCGATGGGCGGAGGATTGCAAGGGAGGTTCGTTTCTGCAGGGCTTCAATCGTTGTCCAGCCGTACCGCATACAGTCTTCATACGCTGCCTCTGACATCATGGACCATACGCTCCTGTCTCTAGACTCCCACTCGGGCTCCTGGAGAAGGGTGGCGAACACGTTGGAGTAGAACCAGTAGCACTTGTGCGAGTCGGCAGTATGTTCGGCTAGACCCACACGCTGGGTTTCATCGTAGAGCCAGTAGACTTGGTACTCTGCATCCGAGAATTCGGGGTCGAGGTTTCCCCGGAATACTTCGCGTTCGTCGTACGTGTACTCTTCTACATCGGTCCCCAAATCAAAGTTTGCGATATCGGTATTTGCGGGGTATAGCACGCCCGTCCTTTTCTGTGACAGCATGCGGATCAATTATGGTTTCGCGACAAGTTTTATGAGCAAATAACCCGCGAGGATCTCCAGGAGTTTGACCAGCGTATGCTCGAACGAGTTTCCCTCCCTGATCTCCCCCTGAAACCCGAAGAACCGGACCTCGTGGATATACTGCAGGAGATGGTAGAGCAGAAGAAAAGGTATGATCACAGGAACGTAGAAGGCTACGACTCCTGAGAACACATGGATGACAACGTAGATCGGATCCTTATACCAGATCCGCATCTATCTATTGAAAGGACACTACAATTTTTACCTCGTGTTTCTTCAGCGACTTGGTGGCCGAGTGCGAGAGCTCGTGCCGCTTCTTACGGGTGTGCTCGGCTGCAGTCGTCTTCTTATCGGTCGTAGACATCCGGGTCTCCATATCGGCGTGGATGTCATCGCGGTGAGAAAACAGGTAGTCGATGACATCGTCCTCGATGGCCCAGGCAAAGAAGTTCAGCTGGCCGACGGTGGTGGAGACTCCGTGGAAGTTCACGCGGGTCCACCGGCAGAAGGGGTCGAACATCTTCTTGCTGTAGGCCTTTAGGTGGGACTTGTAGGCAAGGTAGACGATCACGTGCTTCCCGGCCTTGGAGATGTAGGACACGTTGTTCATCTTGGAGTAATTGGTCACAAACCAGTCAAGAATACGGAGGGAAATATTGGTCTTGTTCTCCAGGATATTGCGGAGCAGTGTTAGGCGGTCGGGAGTGTAGAAGCTTTCTAGACGGTGGAGGACCCAATCTTCCTGCGTAGATATTTCGGCTGTGGTCGTCATTGTTTAATCGCAGGGTTTTCCTGTAAATCGGATTACGCATATCGCGTGCCAAATATATAACAATGGAAGTATTCGAACTTCCTTTAGATGCCTGTACCCACCTCACACACCGAATCAAGAAAATATGCCGGGATCGTGGATACAACTACCGGAACTATAAAACGCAGGTATATCGACTTCTGGCTACCGACTTGGGTAAGGTGTGGGCCCGTCGTCGGTCGATCCATCGCGTCCTCCGCGACTACGGCGTCGCAGACCAGCGGTCGGACAGTTGGCATCTCCGCCGTTCGGAAATGATGACCGCGTCCGAGATCACTAAAGCCTTCAAGACGGCAACTCCCTCGGCCAAGAAGGAGCTCCTGATGCGGAAGCTGGACGGACCCAAGACGAACGATGGTGGCCCTATTACAGCCTGCCTCTGGGGCACACAGTTTGAGCCTCTGGCCAAGGAGATTTACGGGGATATTCAGGGAGGGGCAGAGATCGTGGATACTACCTGTGTCGTTCACCCCGTCTACCCCTTCTTGGGTGCGTCCCCTGACGGCATTGTACTGACGAAGGACAAGCTGGATTACCGCTGGGGGAAGCTGGTAGAGTTCAAGTGCCCCATCTCGCGGAAGTTCACTCAGGAATCGGCCATCCCCGAAGCTTACTACCACCAGATGCAGATGCAGATGGAGTGCTGCAATATCGATGAGTGCGATTACGTGGAGATGCAGTTCAAGACGGTGGGGCGGACGGAGTGGAATGCCTCCGACTCGCCGTACAGGGGCGTGATGGTGGTCTATGACGACGGCAGGATCTCCTACAAGCCAAAGGAGGAAGATCCGGACGTCTGGAAGTCAAAGATTGAGGGCGACGAGCACCGGGTAGTATGGTGGCTTCTGGGCAATATTCGGATTGACAATGTGCCGCGTGATCCGCGGTGGTTACCCGATCACATTGACGAGTTCAAGGAGTTCTGGAGTATGGTTCTAGACTGTCGGAAGGATCCATCTAGAATGGAGCATTATATCCCTCCCACTGCCCCACCCGCACCCCCAGAGGCTCCCCCCTCGGCGGCTGGTGGGAATCGGAGGCACGCAGATTCGTTGTCTTCTGGTCGTACGATGATAATTCACCTTGGACCTGAATTTTCTGAGCCGTCCGATCTAGAAACTCCGGGACTCCAAACTTCTCCCGAGACCCCGCAAACAGAACTCCCACTACAATGAGCCCGACAATGGCAAGAGCTAAGAGTCCAGCATTTTTCATGGCTCGTTCTATTGTAAAACGGATAGAATTAAACACGTCAGGAAACAATAATACAATCATGCCGACCACCGAAGAGGTCCTGAAAATGATGCTCCAGCAACGCAAGGTCAATACGTCCGCACCCGAAACGATTGACACCGATTTCCCAGCGACCGTGACCAAGTACGGCGATACGCTGGTGTTCATAAGCAGCCGTACGCGTATTACCGAAGACCAGGTCCTGCGTCTGGTCTCTATAACTCAGGAGCACGGCGGCACTCGAGGTATCGTAGTTGTTCAGATCCCGCCCTCGGAGACAATTCTAGAAGCTGTAGCCGCACAGAGCCACGTTCTCCAGATCTTTCACACTGGCCAGCTGACATTCGATGTTACAACGCACCGTGCGGTTCCACAGCACCGGATTCTCGACGCGGAGGAGGTCAAGAATTTCCTGACGCGATTTGGAATTTCTCTGGACGCGATTGCGAAGAAGATGATTGCGGATCATATCCAGATCAAGCCCGACGACCCCCTGCTTCCTCAGATTGCGATGAAGCACAAGGAGTACATGCCTACGCCCCATATCTGGTCGCAGGATGCCCCCGTCCGCTGGATCGGCGGGCGACCGGGCGATATCGTGGAAGTTCTACGCAAGTCTCCTGATGCGGGTGCGACGCCGTATTACCGATTTTGTGTGGCGACTGTATAATAATAAGAAGATGGCTGACCGTTCTACCTTCGAAAAGATGATGGACGAGTATAAGTCCAACTATGTCCAATTCGTAACGACGGGAAACGAAGCATATAAGACAGCCTACAAGAACGCCCAGGATGCCATCGATAAAATGCTCACTGCCCGGCAGGTGGAGGTGAAGTCCCAAAAGGATGATATGCAGAAGTTTGTCGATTCGTACAAGACCGGCAATGACGAAATGGGAGAGCAGTACGACAAGGCCAGTGAACTTCACGATAATGCCCAAAAGATTTCAGAC